CAAATGGTTGAATATCGTCCTGAGCATGAGCGTATGCTGTATAGCCTAGGACTTGCAGGATCGGCGTTTAAGAAGGTTTATTTTGATCCTACCTTAGATCGTCAGTGTGCTTTGTTTGTGCCTGCAGAAGACGTTATCGTGCCTTATGGAGCGTCTAATATAGAGTCAGCAGAACGTGTTACTCATATAATGCGTAAGACTAAAAATGATCTCCGTAGGTTGCAGGCTAGTGGTTTTTACGCGGATAAAGATATTGATGACCCTACTCCATACCACACAGACATTGCAGAACGTAAAGCTGAAGAAGGTGGTTACTCTTTAACTGATGATGATAGATACACATTATTTGAAATTCATGCTCATCTTGTTATTGATGGTATTGATGATGAAGATGACCTAGCTAAACCTTATGTAGTAACTATAGAACGTGGCACTGGTGAATTACTGTCTATTAGACGTAATTATGACGAAGGTGATGAGCTAGAACAGAAGCGCCAACATTTCGTACACTACTCATACGTCCCCGGATTTGGCTTCTACGGCCTTGGACTGATACATATAATAGGTGGGTACGCTAAAGCAGGAACGTCGATTATACGGCAATTGGTGGACGCTGGTACGCTATCTAACCTTCCGGGCGGCTTAAAGTCACGTGGTTTGCGTATTAAAGGTGATGATACTCCTATTGAGCCGGGTGAGTTTAAAGACGTAGATGTACCATCAGGTAGTATTCGTGAGAATATTATGCCCCTACCTTATAAAGAGCCTAGTCAAACACTACTAGCGTTACTTAATCAGATCACTACAGAAGGTCGTAGGTTAGGTGCTATTGCGGATATGGATGTTTCTGATATGTCTGCGAACGCGCCAGTAGGTACTACCCTAGCTATTTTAGAGCGTACATTGAAGCCTATGGCTGCTGTACAGGCTCGTGTGCATTATGCGATGAAGTTAGAGTTCCGTATGCTCAAAGAGATCATGGCAGAGTATGCGCCAGAGGAATACGCGTATGAGCCACATAGAGGGCAAGTAAGCGCTATTAAAGATGATTACGCGATGGTAGAAGTAATACCTGTAAGTGATCCTAATAATACGACTATGGCACAACGTGTAGTTCAGTATCAGACTGTATTGCAGATGTCACAGCAAGCTCCACAGATATATAACCTTCCCCAGTTACACCGTCAGATGATTGAGGTGTTGGGTGTGAAAAACGCGGACAAGTTGGTACCTACGAAAGACGATGTTAAGCCAACAGATCCGATCAGCGAGAATATGAATGCGCTAACGGGTACCCCCATAAAAGCGTTCTTAACACAAGACCACGAAGCTCATATACGTACTCACAAAGCGTTTATGGAAGATCCTGCAGTTATGGGCTCATTAGGCAAGACTCCACAGGCACAAGCTATGATGGCGGCATTACAGGCGCATATAGCTGAGCACACTGCGTTTAAGTATAGAGCACAGGTAGAAGAGAAGATTGGTGCAACCCTACCATATCCTAACGAAGAGTTAGCGCCAGAGCTTGAAGTAGAAATGTCTAGAGTAGCAGCTGATGCAAGTAGACAAGTGGCTAATGAGAACAAACAGCAGCAAGCTCAACAGCAGGCACAACAGCAGGCACAAGACCCTGTATTGCAGCTCAAGCAACAAGAGATGCAACTCAAGCAACAAGAAGTACAACTCAAAGCTCAGAAAGACCAGCTTGAAGCTCAGATCAAACAGGCTGAAGTACAACGTAAGACCCAGAAAGATCAGATGGATAACCAAATCGACCAACAACAGCTAGCAATTGATCGGCAGGAGTTGGAGATTGATGCCCAGAAAGCGGGCGCTAAATTGGCTGCAGATAGACGTACCGCCAATACAAAACTAGACCTAGATATGGTTAAAGCTAGGACTGATGCGATGAATAAACAACGTAAGGAATAACTTATGACTACCGTCTTAGACGTGCTAAAAGAAAAACTCGAAGAACATGTTTCTTCTGCACAAGAGTATCTTAGTTCTGGGGGTGCGAAGGATTATGCCCAGTACCAAGAAACTGTAGGTTTGATCCGAGGTCTCGAAACCTGCATATCGTACATAAATGACCTCTCGCGTAATTACTTGGATGAAGATGATGACTGATTTAAAGATTGTACAGAAAGATCCGGAAAATGAGCAAGAACTAGAAGATGCGTTACCAACGCCTGTTGGATATAGGGTGCTGGTCGCTTTACCTGAAGTAGAAGAAACTTTTGGGGAAAGCCGCATTATTAAGTCTAGCAAAGAGCAACACCTAGACCACGTACTATCTACTATCGGTTTAGTGGTAGATATGGGCACAGAAGCATACTCTGATAAAGAGCGTTTTACTGATGGGCCGTGGTGTAAAGAAGGTGATTATGTGATGTTCCGTGCTAATACTGGCACGCGTTTTAAAGTGGGCAACACCGAGTTTCGTTTGATGAATGATGATTCAATTGAAGCCGTTGTAGCCGATCCCCGTGCAGTAGCACGAGCGTAATAAGGAGAATAACATGGGTTTTCAAAAAGTAGAGTTTGAGTTTCCTGATGAGCAGGAAGAAAAGAAAGACCTCGAAATCGAGGATTCTGGGGCAGTAGAAATTGATGTCTCAGGTAAAAAAGAAGCTGACGACTACAAAGAAAAAGAAGTCGAAGTCGAAGCTAAGGAAGAAGAAGAAGTTGAAATCGAAGTAGTCGATGACACTCCTAAGAAAGACCGTAAACGCAAAGCATCTGCAGCACCAGAGGATGTTACGGATGAGGAGTTAGAAAACTACTCTGAGAAAGTTCGTAAGCGTATCCAGCATTTCAGTAAGGGCTACCACGACGAACGTAGGGCTAAAGAAACCGCAGAGCGGGAGCGTAAAGAGTTAGAGTCCTATGCTAGGCAGTTGATGGATGAAAACAAATCGCTACTAGACACTGCTAACAAGTCTAACTTGGCCTTAATAGAAAAAGGTAAGGAAGACGCAGACAAGGAAGTAAAGGTAGCGAAATACGCTTACAAAAAAGCGTATGAAGCTGGTAACGCAGATAAATTAGTGTCGGCACAAGAAAGACTTACAGACGCTAAAATGAAACTAGATAAATTAAATGCAGTAGATACCTCTTTACAAGAGAGAGAAACTCCTGTACAAATGCAAGAAACACAAGCAGAAACCCCACAAACGGACGAAAAGGCCTCTAACTGGGCACAAGAAAACACTTGGTTCGGTACCGATGATGAGATGACTGCTTACGCTATGGGTGTACATAAGAAGGCTGTTAAAGAAGGCCTTGACCCTAGCAGTGATGAATACTACGAGAAAATTAATTCTCGTATGCGTTCTACCTTTTCGGATTATTTCGGAGAGGAGGAACACCAAGAAGAGCAAGAACCCGAAACTAAGAAGCGAAAATCTAACGTGGTCGCTCCCGCTACGCGGAGCACGTCGCCAAAGAAGGTGACATTAACGCGAACACAAGTGGCTATCGCTAAGAAGTTAGGAGTACCGCTCGAACTATACGCCAAAAAGGTTGCTGAAGAGATGAGGAATAGATAATGGCTGATAACAGACTAGATCGTGAATTAGAAACCCGTGAGAAAACTGCTCGTAAAACTGCATGGAAACGTCCAGAGGTTTTACCGTCCCCTAATCAAGAAGAGGGGTATGTATATCGTTGGATTAGGATTTCTACCCGAGGAAATGTAGACGGCATGAACGTCTCATCTAAATTGAGAGAAGGTTGGACTGCTGTGAAAGCGTCAGATCATCCAGAAATTACACTTGTTACTATCGAGAATGATAGATTTAAAGACAATGTAGTTATTGGTGGATTGATGTTGTGTAAAGCGCCTGTAGAGATGGTTAATGAACGTAATGATTATTACCAAGAGCAGGCAAGTTCGCAAATGAACTCAGTCGATAACAACCTTATGAGGGAAAATGACCCTAGAATGCCCCTATTTAATGATAGGAAAACTAAGGTCACTTTCGGAAAAGGCTAAATTAATTTAATTTTTTAGGAGTTTTACAATGGCTACTACAGCTTCTCCAAACGGCCTCATCCCCAAAAATCTTATTGGTGGTGGGCCATATCAAGGCGGTACTCTTCGTGAGTATCCCGTAAAAGCAAATGTTGCTACAGCTATCTATAATGGACAGTTAGTACAACTAAGCACAGCAGGTTTACCTGCGGGTGTTACATCTACTCCAGTTGCCGAGGTATTAGCTTCGACTTCTGTTGCTGCAACTGCGGGTATCATGGGTGTTATGCAAGGGTGTAGTTACATCAGTGCAGAAGGTCAACTTTTATTTAAGAACTATCTTCCAGCTAACCTAGTTTCCGGTGGCGCTACTGAAGTCAAGATCTTAGTAAACGACGACCCTAACGCTGTGTTCCAAATCCAAGGAAGCGCTGCTCTAGGTACTTTCAACAGTGGTACTGCCGGTTCTGGCTTTGCTGGTGCTGTAGGCATGAACGCTGCTCTAACTACATTGAGCGCTGGAAGCACTTCAACTGGTAAGTCAGGTATGGCTTTGCTTGTTGGATCTAACGGTGGTAGCTTGGCTGCTACTGCATCACTAGCACTACGTATTATTGCTGTTGTTCCGGGCACTGAAGATGAGGCTTTCCCAGAGTTCTTGGTTAAGTACAACGTCGGTGTACATTCATACACTAACTCACTCGGTCTAGCATAAGGAGCTTAACTAATGGCTATTTCAAGATCACAACTACTTAAAGAGTTACTTCCCGGATTAAACGCTTTGTTTGGTTTGGAGTACTCTAAATATGGTGACGAGCACGCAGAAATCTATGAAACTGAGACTTCTGATCGTTCGTTTGAAGAAGAAACTAAACTGTCAGGCTTCGGCACTGCGCCAACTAAATCAGAAGGCGCGGCAATTGAGTATGACACTGCACAAGAAGCGTTCACCGCTCGCTACACGCACGAAACCGTTGCTATGGGTTTTGCAATCACTGAAGAAGCGATTGAAGATAACTTGTATGACTCTTTGTCTGCTCGTTATACCAAAGCATTGGCTCGCGCTATGGCGTACACCAAGCAAGTTAAAGCTGCCTCTTTATTGAATGGCGCTTTCA